CAGAAGGTGGCCACGGTGACGCGCTGCCGCCTGCTGGAAATCTCGATCTGCGACATCCCGTCGAACGCGAACGCGACGGTGGTGCTATACGACGACGACAACAAAGTCATTAACCTGTCCGACTTGCCGAACAAGGCAATAGGGCCTAAAATCAACAATAACATGCCAAAAGAAATCGCACTGACATTGGGCTTGGACGAGAACGCCAGCCCGCAGGCCTGCGTGAATGCCATCACCGAACTGAAATCGGAGATTGCGTCCCACGAGGCCACAAGGCAGAACCTTGAGGAGGAAAACCGCCAACTGAGACTGAGACTGAAGGCCATCGACGATGCCGAAGCCGAAGCCCAGAAACAGGAGGTGGTGAATCTCTTGGACAATGCCGTGAAGTCTGGCCGCATCGACGCGACGGCGAGACCGCAATTTGAAAAGCTCTTTGAGCTTGACTATGAGGCCGCGAAGACCGCACTGGCCGCGCTGCCTGAAAGAAAACCGTTGGAAGCCAAGCCCGTTGGAATGGCTGACGGCGACCTGTGCAAGATGAGTTGGGACGAGCTTGACAAGACCGACCGCCTCTTGGAGCTGAAGACGAAGTACCCTGAAATCTATCAGCAGAAATTCAACGAGAAGTTTAACAAAAAACACTAAAGACGATGGCACTACAGAAAGAAATCTGGCTCAATGATATTGTTGAGCAATTATTTGCAGACAACACGTTTGCAAGCCGAAGCATCAACCATTCGGAATTCGTGGACAACAAGACCGTCCACGTTCCGAACGCAGGAAGTGCGCCCAATGTCGTAAAAGACAGGAACCAATGGCCTGCCCAGGCAACCCAGCGCGAAGACCATGATTTGGAATACAGCCTCCACGAATACTCGACGGATCCCGTGCATCTCCAGTATTCGGAGGCCGTGGAGCTTTCCTACAACAAGCGCAACAGCATTTTATCACAAACGAAATCGACCATTGCCGACGTGGTACATACTGACTTGGCAAAGTTGTGGGTGCCTTCTGATTACGCCAAGGTTGGCACCACTGGTGCCGCCGCACCTGCCCACCTGCCCTCATCGACTGGAAACCGTCAGGCCATGACCAAAGCCGATGTGCTGGCCGTGAAGAATCGTTTTGACCTTGACGACATTCCTCAGACTGGCCGTTGCATGTTGCTTGACGCAGTTATGTACAACCAACTGCTTGCCAGCCTTACCGAAAGCGAGTCCAATGCTTTCCTGGCCTCTGCCAATGCGCAGCGTGGTATTGTCGGCAAATTGTATGGCTTTGACTTCTACATGCGCTCGACGGTGTTCCGTGTATCCGCTAACGGTGCATCAATGGCCTCATCCGCAACTGCGACGACTTCAGCCGCTGGCCTTGCCTGGCAGGAAGGCTGCGTGAGCCGTGCAATGGGTAACCACGAATTGTTCGAGAACGAAAAGGATGCCCTTTATTACGGTACTGTGATGAGCGCATTGGTTCGCGCTGGTGGTAGCTCAATCCGCAACGACAAAAAGGGCGTGGTCGTGATTTATCAGACAACGCCTTAACAACAATCAACCTTTTTATTAACCATCAAACACACAAAAAGATGAAAAGAATTTTCGGAATTCTCGCACTGCTTTCGGTTGTGGTACTGACCGCAACGGCAACCGGCTACGCCTCAGAAGCCGCCATCGCCTACCAGCCGCCGACTGTTGTCCAGACGGTGGAGGCTGAGATGCCCGCCGTCCAAGAACTGGTTTTTCAGGGCTGGGATGCTGGACTGGCCGTAACCTACGCCAACCAGCAAGGCTGCTCCAATGTCGGCCTTCAGGCCATTGTCGGCAAAACCCTGAGCAACCTGTGGAAATGGCGATTGTCCGCTTCCGTCAGCGGGTTTGTCCCTCAAGCCGGATTCGACCGATACGCCACCGTCCTGACCGGGCCAGTAATCAATTTCAGTCCGCTTTACGCCTTCGTGCAGGTGGGCGCGTCCTACAACCCCTCGACAGAATACAAGATTGGCATTGCCGCCAATACAGGGGCGGGCGTGGCCTTCGACATTGGCAAGCACTCAAGGATTTTCGCCGAGGCTGCCGTTGACGCTGTGCCGACCAGCGGGAAATTGAAATCGACCTTCAGCGCATGTGTCGGCTATGCCGTGCGCATTTAGCAAACAATAAAGTCAACTTACCTGTAAAAATCTGCGAACCATGAAGAACCGTATAGAACGACTTGTTATCCATTGCACCGCCACGCCAGAAGGACGGGAGGTGACAGCCGCTGACATCCGCCGTATGCATTGCAGCCCAAAGCCGAAAGGCCGAGGGTGGAAGCAAGTCGGCTATACGGACATGGTGCATCTTGACGGCACGGTCGAAAGGCTGGTACAAAACAACGAGGATGCGTATGTGGACGGCTGGGAAGTCACCAATGGGGCACAAGGCTACAACGGTACAAGCCGGCACATTGTGTATGTTGGCGGACTGGATACCAACCGACAACCAGCCGACACGCGCACCGAGGCGCAAAAGGCCGCGCTGAAGGCGTATGTGGAGGATTTCAGGAAACGCTTCCCGTGGGCAGACGTGTGTGGCCACCGCGACCTGAGTCCCGACCTGAACGGCGACGGCAAAATCACCAGCAACGAGTGGACTAAGGCCTGCCCGTGCTTTGATGTTAGAAAGGAGTACGGGATATGCTGAGCGCATGGATGGAGATAGTGAGCATCGTTCTTAATGTGGTTCTTGGCGGTACGCTGATAGTGACCATTGCCACGCTGAAGGCGACGGTGAAGAAAGCCGAGGCGGAGGCTGCGAAGGCCAATGCCGAGGTGGAACGCATGAAGACCGACACGGACAAAAGCGTGATGAAGACCTTTCAGGAATTCATCGTGGAGCCGCTGAAGGTGGAAATCAAACGACTGAACAGAAACATCAATGGACTACAGAAAGCCATCAAACAAGCTAATAGTTGCCCTCACAGCGACGATTGTCCTGTGCTTGATGAGTTGCAGAAGCAATCGGACGACGACTGCGACGACAAAAAGTGAGGCTCACACGGAGACGAGTTCCACGGTAACAAGCACCACGGACACGGAGTATGTGCATGACAGCGTGTTTGTTTATGTCGGAGACACGGTCGTGATAACCCGCTGGCGCACCTCGTGGCGCGACCGAATCATACACGACACCGTCCGCGAACACACGACCGACACCATCATCAAGACTGAAACTGTTGAGAAGGTGGTGGAGGCGACCCCGGCAAAAGGGGTTGGCACGGGCTGGACGGTGGCCCTGACGCTGCTGGCGGTGATTGTCCTTTACATGGTGATTAAATACGGATTAAAGATTCTATAAACAACAAGGAACATGATAAACTGGAAACGCTTGAAAGAGATACTTAGGGACATCGCGATAGTGGGGATTGCCACTACGATTGCGGTGGCCGTTGTATTGATGCTGTGTGACCTGTCATGGGATTTATGCTATTGACATACAAAGAACCTTAAAAACAACAAGAACAATGACTGGATTCAGAGACGGAGTAGATCTTATTTTGGGCGTTGTGCAAAATTCGACGTTCAAGCCGCTCGGATATTCGTCTGGTTGTAAAATCAGCGACAAAACAGAGACTGGCGAGCGTGCAACAAAAGAGGAGAGTTCGCGGCTGTGGAAACAGAAATATGTGAAATCTCTCGCGGAAACCATCACGGCTGACGGCTTTGTCTATGATGAAGTGGGTGCCTCAAAAATCGGTTTCCCCGACCTCAAGACCCTTTGGCTTAGCGCGTCGGTTGTCAAACTGCGCTACAAATATCGTGACGATAGTGGAACCGCCTACGAGGGTGACTTCATCATCACCTCCTTGGATCATGATGGCCCGGCAGATGATGACGAGAAATGGAGTGTCACCTTCGACAACAGCGGTGCAGTGGCACCCGTGTCAGCTGGAGGCGGTGGAGGTGGCGGCTAATAACAAGGAGGGTAAGCCATGACTAAAATCGAAATCAACGGGAAGGAATACCCTTGCCGCGTCACTATGGGCGCGATGCTGCGCTTCAAGCGAGAGACCGGGCATGATGTCAGCAAGATGGATCCGACCGATGTGGCAGAACTGGTCACATTGCTTTGGTGCTGCATCGTCAGCGCGTCGAAAGCTGACGGCGTGGAGTTCGGCATAGAACTGATGGACTTTGCCGACATGCTCGACCCCGAAACCCTCACAGGCTTCTACGCCTCAATGGAAAAGGAACCCGCTGACCCTGAAAAAAAAACGGGACAACAGACATCCTGACCCTATTCGGAACTGCGGTGGGGTGCATCGGCATGACAGTCGACGACTTCTGCCGGTGTACCCCATCCGAGTTCAGGGCGGTGTATGAAGGTTGGGCAGAGGCAGAGAAACGCCGCGAACGGGCTGCGTGGGAACGCGCCCGGCTGCAATGCACCTGTATGTTGCAGCCCTACAGCAAAGACATACTGGAACCGCAGGATGTGTTCCGTTTCACATGGGAAAAAAACGAGGACGATTCCGAGAACCTCAGCGCAAAAGAAATCTGGGAAAAGTTCGAGAAAGTCAAGAAGGAGCAGGGGCTTCAATGATATTCTTCTAATCCACAAAAAGCAAAATACATGTCAGACAACACGGTAAGGCTGAAAATCAAAATCGATGACGACTTCAAGACCGTTGAGGCCAATGCCGACGATTTGCGCGAAGCCATAGGGCACGTGGTCGATGAAGCCGGAAAGGTAAACTCGTCGCTCATCAACAGCAACCAGATTGCGCAGGCTTTCGAGCAGGTGAGCGCGTCGGTGCAGGCTCTCCAGTCTGTAATGCACGACCTCACGGATGCCTACGCGGTGCAGTCCGCAGCCGAAACGCGGTTGGAGCAGGTGATGCGCAACACTATGGACGCGACGGATGACGAAATCAAGTCCATCAAAGATTTGGCCTCTGCCCAACAGCAACTCGGCATTGTTGGCGACGAGGTGCAACTGAGCGGTGCCCAGGAACTGGCCACCTACCTAAGCAAGAAGGAAAGCCTCGAATCCCTTATCCCTGTGATGAATGACATGATAGCCCAGCAGTACGGCTATAATGCGACCACCGAATCAGCGGTCACAATCGCCACCATGATGGGTAAAGTCCTCGACGGCCAGACCGGGGCTTTGTCGCGTTACGGCTACACCTTCACCGAGGCCCAGGAACAAATACTGAAATTCGGTACCGAGGAGGAACGCGCCGCAACATTGGCCGAAGTGGTCGAGCAAAGCGTGGGCGGGATGAATGAGGCTATGGCCGCCACACCCTACGGGCGCATTGTTCAGGCCAATAATGCTTTTGGCGACTTGAAAGAAACGCTTGGCCAAATAGTTGCTCCAACAATGAATGTTGTTGATAACATTGCCCGTATAACTATTGCAATCGCTGGTGTTGGGAAGGGTGTCGCAACAATAAAGGCTTTGGCCGCTTCCATCAAAACCATGACTGCCGGACTCAGGGCGGCAACCGTGGCGCAGCATGGTCTCAACACGGCTATGAAGGCTAATGTTTTCATCGCTGTAGCATCAGCCATTGCGGGACTTGTTGCAATAATAGTCAGTCTTGCCAAATCTTCCAAAGATGCCACAGAAAACATGGATGAGTTGACGGTGGCCAACGATGCTTTCAAGAGTGCTGTGGGCGCGGCAAAAGCGGAAATCGACACGGAAGTTGCGGCTTTGAAACGTTTGATGGAACAAGGGAAGGACACAAAAGATGCCATCCAACATCTCAATGAAAAATACGGTGAAGCTTTTGGGTACCACCAAACCGCCGCTGATTGGTACGACACTCTAATAAACAAGAGCAAGATATATTGCGCTCAACTTGGCTATGAGGCAAGGGCTAAATCTTTGGCATCCCAATTAGGGGAACTATATGTAGAACGTGACCTTAAGCAAAGAGAGGCGGATAACAACCCGAACAAGTTCAGGACAGTTACAAGCCACGACTTCCAGACAGGCAGAACCAACACTTCAACCTATTATACACGAAGCTATGGGAAACAAGTCAGTGAATTGGAAGAACTCAACGGCAAGATAAGTACTTTGGAGTCCGAATACGAGAGTATGATGCAAGAAGCTGGTCGATTGGCCAGTGAACTTGAAAACAGCCTTAGAGATGAGGAAAAGCAATTAGATTGGCAGATTATGAGCTATGCCGATCTTGGCAAAGCCATAAATGACCAGAGAAAGAAGGTCGAGGGACTGATTGGCGTTGACGATGTGGCAGCCAAGGCGGAAAAGGCCACCTTGGAGGCAATGACGGCCCGATACAACGCTTTGGCCAAGGCATACGGCCTCGCGGCCAACCAATCAGGAAAAGCGGCACAAAACGCCGAAATTGTAGGTGCCCGCGCCAAAGTGGAGCTTATACCAGAACTCAAGCCCATCGAACCCGGCCAATTGCAGCCATTAGTCCAGACATTGGGAATGTACGACAGGCAACTCCAGCAACTTCACCAACAACGCCTGAATGCTTCAAAAGAGCAGCTTCCCGCAATTGATGCGGAGATTGCCCGCGTGAAACAACTGAGGGATGAGTTTGAAGGCGTGACCGAGGAAGTCCAAGAACTGGCGGCCACACCCATGCCCAAATTCAGCGACGCATGGAGCGGCATCAAAGGCATCGGCAATTCCATCCGCGACATCACCGATGCACTTACTGAAAGCGAGGACGCATGGACAACCATCACGGGACTTGTTGACGGCTTCATCGGTCTGTTCCAAGGCATCCAGCAAGTAGTCGAAATCATCAACACCGTAACAGCGGCCATCGAAGCGATGGGAGCAGCCAAGGCCGCATCATCGGCGCAGGTCGTTGCCGGAAACACCGCCGAGGCCGCATCCGAAGGCATGGCGGCCTCAGCCAAGGTGACGGCTACCGGGGAGAAGGTGGCAGCCGATGCAATAGAGGCCACGGCAAACACGGCGGTGGCGGCCACGGGAGCGGCCAGCGCAATGGCCTCAATCCCTTATGTCGGCCCCATCTTGGCCATTGCTGCTGTTGCGGCGGTGCTGGCTTCGTTGGCGAGCCTTCCCAAGTTTGCCGACGGTGGCCTCGTTTACGGCCCCACTTTGGGTCTGATGGGCGAATACAGCGGCGCAGGATCCAATCCTGAAGTGATAGCACCATTGAACAAATTGAGAGCCCTAATCGGTGAAGGTGGCGGCGGCCTGTCAGAAGTGAAGTTCCACATTGAAGGTCGAGAACTGGTGGGCATCCTAAACAAACAAAACAACATATATAAGAGGTCAAAATGAGTTACGCACTGGCATACACTACACATTTCCGCAGCCTCGATAACACGCTTTGGAACATCGACATCTATATCAATGGTTATAGTTCCCGCCCTTTGGAGATTTGTCTGGAGGGCGACGAGCCTTGTGTCATCGAATGGCAGGAAACGGGAAAGATGGATGTGGTGCAGTCGTCCACATGTACGCTGCGTGTGTCGAATGAAAACGACCGGCAGATGGTGCAGTTGATGAACCGCCCTGATGCCGCCGTCCTCGTCAGCCGCAACGGGAAATGGTACTGGTGGGGTCATTTGGACGATGCTATTTACGAGGAACCGTACAGCTTCAAAAAAGCCTATGTGACAGAACTAACCTTTTCCGACTTCGGCATCCTCAACCGCATTCCTTTCACCCTTACCGGCAAACAAAGTGTGGGAGACATTGTGCGCGACTGCCTTGACTCGATAGGTTTCGGAAACGGTGCCACAATCTACCTGTACACCTCACTTCTGGAACCCAAGACCCAGCAACCCATCACCCTCGACATGCTTTACATCAACGCAGACCGTTTTGAGGCCAAAGATGAATCATGGGATGCAATGACGAGCAAACGCGAGGTGTTGGAGGAAATTTTGCGTCCGCTTGGCCTTCGCATCATGCAGAAAAACGCACAGATCTATATATACGACATTGAATACCTTCGTAACCCCGACAATTGGTGCTGGAACTATATCGTTTGGAAGGGCACTGATGCCTACCTGAAGGGAAGCGAGACATTTGGCTGGTATGAGGTGGCGTTTGAGCCAGATGCTGATGAGACGCTGGCAGAAACGCGTCTCAACCTTGAAGACTACACGGTGGATGATAGATTTTGGGCACAATACTACGACGAAGACCTTGAAGAATGGGACAAGGGCTATTATATCCGATTTCCTTCCGTTGCTGCACTTAACAGCAATGGTCGCGTTTTCAAGACGCGGTCAGGGCTTTCGTCGAGCGATGATATAGGCTACGCGTGGCGCGTATGGTGCTACGACAAATTGAACGGTGGCCGCGCCGTACTCGGCAACAGAATCGTTCGCAATATTGCCCTTGCACCGGGCAACACCTCAAATACGCCTGTGGCAGAGGCTTTGTTCAAGATAGAAACGGACTACTTGCCAATTTGCCCCGACCTTGCCGACTACCAGATGCGCGTCAACCTTGACCTTCTACTTTCCCCAAAACGGAACCCGATGGAGGCCGATGCCGACTGGAACTTCGACAGGGTAAGCAGCACAGTCAGACCAACCACATGGAAGAAATATCTGTTGCAGGTCTATGTTCCTGTCAAACTTGAACTGCTTGACGAGCAGGGCAATGTTTTGATGCATTACAAAAATGCTGGATATGCCTACTATCCCCTTGATCCCGGCAAGGGTCAGTGGCTGGCTGGTGCGGCTTCATCCTTCGGCGACATGCTATTGGCCTATTACAATGATGGACTTGAGGAAACAGCTCTTGGCGGCTGGGTTACCAATCGCCAAACGATGAATGTGACAAGAAAATACATGCCGTCTCTTTACAAGAAAAGGGAAAACGGGGAGTATGTTCCACTGCCCCCATCGGCGGGCATCATCAGGCTTACCGTGAGCAATTGTGTGTTTTCTCCGAAAATGGTGGAAAACCAAGTGCTGTTCAATTTCGAGGACTATATCAGGTGGCATCTTTTACGCAACGCTAAAATTACATTGGTAAAGGCCAATTGCAAGGATGACGGTATCGACAAAGACACAGTTTATGAACGGGATATGATAAGCCTTTATTCAGACCATCTAAAGGAAACCGTGAAGGCTGGATGCTGGAGAAAAGGCATTGCGCCATCGGCACGCGGGTTGTTTTTCACCGCCAACGGAATTGTGTGGGAGAAATTCATCAAAAACGGCAGAGCACGTACCCTTGAGGAACATCGTTTGCGTTGCCTTGAAGACCAGACTTTTTATGTGCAGCCCGTGCTTTCTGGTACGGCGGAACTTGACATCCAGTTCTGCGCAAAACGAGAAGAAAGCACATCAGGTGTTTTCCTCGTTACTGCGCTCCGGCAAGATCTCCGACAAGACACCGAAGAGGTGACTATGGCACGCATTGCCAACGAGGGCGGGTTTGTCTATGAGTTCACATGGAGCGACCCCTATTGCGTCGAGGAGGAGGAACCCTACACCTTTGTATGGAGTAACCCCGTATGCGCCCAGGAACCCGGCCCATACAAGTTCGCTTGGAGCAACCCCACCTGCGTGAAGCAATACAGCTACTCGCTCGAATGGGAAGAAATGCAAACCTACTATTAAACGACAATTAAACACCAAATAAAATGGCATACCAAAATACGGGATACGCAAGAAACAAGACGCTCACTCTCACCAAAGGCGTTTATGAGCAGTCCTACACCATCACCGACAGCTTCACTGACCCATCCAACTCCGCAGAATACGAGGCCCTTTCCAATCAGGATTTCCAACGCCTCACCGAGGAGGAATACCAGATAAGGCTTCAGGCTTTTATCCGATATGTCTATTCCCTTGAGGATGGGCTACAGAACGACTGCCCCGACCTTACGAGGGGCAGCGTGGAATACAATCCGACGATGTGCCCGGTTCCCATTCAAGCGGAAGCCGTGCAGGTTAATGAATCATAAGCAAACAATCCTAAAACACAATAAATTATGGCAGACAACCCAAAAGTAAAAGGCATCAAGTACGGAACGATGCAACAATATCTCCATCAGGAGATAGACAAGGACATGCTCTACTTCATCACCGATAAGGGCTTGCTCTATCGCGGAAGCCAAATCGTTGTGCCGACCAAGGTCATCGATGTGGAACCAAACGAAGATGCGCATGAAAACGCCTACTACACCTTCACCATCGAAGCCTATGCCGACGACCCCGCGAATCCCGAAACACTCTCTTTCGATGTTTGGAGCAAGGCCGCCGTCACCACACTCATCCAATCGCTGAGCACCGCCATCAGCAACCACTCTGGCGCAACGGCCTCTGATACCGTCAAGGGCCACACCTACCTCAGCGATGCCACCGACAGCGACCTCAACGCGGCCACTGGCGGCACCGCAGCCACCCCGCTGGCGGTCAAAAGAGCACTTGCAGCGGCAAACCAATACACAGACGAGCAAATCGCCAACATCTCGTCGGGCATGACCATCGTAGGCACCTACGGCCTACAGGCTGACAACCCCGACGAATATCGTGGGCTTAACAACATCCCCGCCGCGAAAGGCGACACATACATCTGCATCAGCACCATGACAGGCGTGGCCTACACCAACAGCGCGGGCATCGCCGTAAGCAACGCATCCCTCGCCCCAGGCGACTATATCATCTGCGTTCAAGCGGCAATAGAAAGTGGCGGTACAATTACCACACCGGCACGCTGGACTATCGTGGCCAACACCGCTTCCAACGCCGTCACTACAAACGAGACACTCACCGCTAATACTGTCATCCTCGGCAACGGAAACAAGACCGTCAAGAAACTCCCCGCTGGTACCGATGGCCAGTTCCTGCGCCAAACCCCAAATGGTGCCCGTTGGCGAGACCACGTCAACCTCGACCACGGAATAGCCTATGCTGAGTGCGATACTGGCCCCGAAGAAATACACAAAGTTGTCGCCATCGACGGCTATGTCATCCAACCATACTCAATCGTCGCCATCCGTTTCAACGCTGGAGTATATAATGGAAACGATCTTGGCATCGTCGACGGCCATGATAATATCGTGGTTGAACCAACTCAAATCATCTTCCACGGAGATTTAATCAATGATGGCATCATTGATAAGGGCGACACCGCTACCTTCATGTATGTCCCAGCGTTCCTCATCAAGGAACAAGAAATCCGTGCGTGGGTGCTTATCTCCATCGACCGCGCCCCCAACAACACGCCCACCAGCCTCAGTGCATTCACCAACGACATCCAAGGTCTCGGCACCTGCACCACTGGCTACGGCACCCAGCAGAAGCAAGTCACCATGTCGGGAGTCACCATCAATAAAGGAAGCGTCTTTGCTGTCCGCTTCACCAACCCTGTCGGTGCTGGAGCAACGATGAAAGTCAACCAACAGGCAGTAAAGACCATCAAGCACCGCAACCTCGACATCACTACGGGCCAGATCTTGGGCGGTGACACGGCTCTCTTTATCTCGGATGGTTCCTATTACCACCTGCTCGCTGTTGACCGTCCCATCGACACCGCGCCCACCGCAGGAAGCCGCAATATGGTGGAAAGCAACGGCATCTACAATATGATACAGTCGGCCATTTCAGAAGCCACGCTCTACTGGGAGGAGATGCAGTGATGAACGGCAAGGTGGAAACTGTAAAGATAGCGAGCGCGGACTATGCCGCGCTTGAATACAAAGACCCCGATGTGCTTTACTTTGTCACCAATTACGGCGATTTCGGGCCGAACAACTTGGACGACATCAAGATCTACCTCGGCACAAGGCTCATTGGCATCGACCCGGATTTGATTTCCCAAAGCCTGATGTCTTTGGACGGCCTTGTAACTCCCATCACAGGGGTGCAAAACACGACATCCTGCTATCAGGACATCAGCCTTGCCTCCTTCGAAGGGGCCACGTTCTTTGAGTTGAACCTTCACGCCACGCTTCAGAACTTGGGCCAGTCGGCAGCCAATGTCGAGGTGTGGATGGAAAAAGGGCACTACGAGAAAGAGGAAAAGGAAGGCATCGAGGAGATTGTTTGGTACACAGACGAGCATATCGCGGCCACCCAAGTGTTTATGGCTGGCCGCGCCAATGCAGTCTGTTGCGCCAACATAGCCGGACAACTCATCGGGCCTTATCCTTCGGATCCGTGCCAATATGTCCGGGTCTGTTTCAGTTCCACCAACCCAGTCAATATCTGTTCCGCGACACCGCAGAATAACCTACCAAAAGCGACAGCACTGACAATCCGTTGCTGGACTCCAGTAACTGTCGCTTGACAAAACATAATCAGGTGAGGCCACGAAAATGGCCTCCGCCTCCAAAGTCAGGCCCTTACCCCTGACAATGATTAAGGTGCGTACACACCACGGCAGAGGCCGTAAGCCTCTCGGTGTGTACGCACCTATTTGTTTGTAAATGTAAGGGACTGCAAAAATAGACAAAAAACGACAACCTAAAACATACACAGATGGAAAACAAGAAGAAAAGCTACACCTACCACCCGCAGTATGGCATCGTGGTAATGTGCACAGACGAGCAGAACCAAATCGACACGTTCAACCGTCTGAAGGAAATGAACCTTGGTCTAAAACTAAAAGTTGTAACGGTATGAGAATCGAAATCAACCACACGTGCGAGGACTTCACCAGCTACAGGGCAGAGCGCGTGAAATCCCTCTTTAATGCCGAAACGGGCTACCAATGGCAGCACACGGCAGAACTGCCCATCGAAAACATGGACTGGCAAATCGGCCTCGTCGTCGGAAGGTCAGGAAGCGGAAAGAGCAGCATTGGAAAAGCGATGTTTCCCGGCGTTCCGCTCTACGACCTTTATGCGGGATGGCACGAAGACCGTCCCATCATCGACGACATCTGTCCCGATGGCGACTTCAACACCGTGACCGGCGCGTTGTCGGCTGTTGGCCTCGGTGATGTTCCGGCATGGCTCCGACCCTTCAAGGTGCTTTCAAATGGCGAGCAGTTCCGCGCAGGTTTGGCCCGCCTTGTGTGCGAACACCCTGAAATCGCCGTCGTGGACGAGTTTACCAGCGTAATTGACCGACAGATTGCCAAGATAGGCGCGGCGGCATTCGCAAAAAGCTGGAGGCGCGGCAAGGGCAAAATCGTCCTGCTCACGCCACACTTTGATGTGATTGAATGGCTGCAACCCGATTGGGTGTACAACACAAACGAGGCGCGGTTCTACACCCGCGACTGCCTTCGGCAAAGACCTGAAATCGAACTCTCAATTTATCGGGTTCCGGGAACGCGATGGAGTTATTTTAAGCCGCATTACTATTTAGACCTGCCCATGCCCATTGCAGCGCAGTATTTCATCTGCTTTGCCGGTGACGAGCCTGTGGCGCATCTGGCTGTCTGCCCCATGTTTCAGGGTGGACACTACCGGGCAACTCGTCTGGTGGTCTTACCAGAGTGGCAAGGCATAGGTGTAGGCACGGCCTTCCTGAACGAGGTGTGCCGCCTTCATCTTGAAGGGCAGGGACGGTGTGGAAGGAAATACACCACGCTGTTCCACACATCGCATCCGCAGCTGTGCCGTGCCCTACGCAAGTCGTCCAAATGGGTGCAGGTGAGCGGTGCGCTGAAGTTTGCCGACAAAAGCAAGTCCATCAAGACGCTTGACCGTGCTGCAAGCAGGCAGGGAATGAAACACGGTAGCGGAGGATTTGGAGGCCATTTCAGGGCTGTACAAGGATTTGAATATATAGGAGATCAAGAGCCATGTTAG